TCTCCCCCGCCGGGGGGCCGGTTCCCCCCGCCGATAGCGGGGGGGGGGGGCCGGGGGGGGGGGGCGCCCCCCCCATTCCCCCGCCGGCTATGGGGGGCGGTGGGGGGCGGCGACCGAGTTTCGCGGGTCGTTTTGGCCGGATGATCATTCCCGCGATGGCCATTGGACGGGGGATTGTTCGTCGGGCGGGTGTTCGCGTCGGGCGGGTGTTCGTCCTTTACGGCCGGCTTCGGCACCTTCGGCCCTGCCTTCGCCCCGCCCGGTGCCGTTTTCGTCGGTTTCGGGAGTCGCAGACCTCTTTTCGACACGCAGTGTGCCTTTTCGCCCCTCTATCTGAGGTTTTCGGCTCTCTCGGACCCCTAACAGGTTTTCGCCTCGCCTTTTTCGAGAGGGAATCCCTGTCCGACCCTGCCCCTGTTCCGGCGTCTTTTCTTGCGGCCTTTTTCGACATCATGTCGTTGCCTGCCGTCTGTCCTGACGCTTCGCACTGGTCTAACGGTTAGACCAGACACGTCTAGATTTCAGACTAGCGTTAGTCTCATGAGCAGACCAACACTGTACTAATTTTTAGACCAGACTCCTTATAGAAGAGATTTAGAGAACACAAAAAGATTTCTGTGCCGTTTCGATGAGTCCCGTTACTGTCACCGCGCACCAAGCGACACCCCCAGCGCCGTGTCGTCTCCGCCGTTTGCAGGCTTCACCCGCGCAGCCGCCACAGCCCGCCCTGTCCGCCCGGCTCCGCTTTCAGGTTTACACTTCCGGGTTTACGCTTGACAGCGCAACGCGCCGTTTGTGTATTGATCCCGGGCAACGGGAGACACTGTCATGGTAAACGGCGATGCATTCGGAGTCATGCAGGCGATGGCGGAGAACGTGCCGGACACGCGCCCCGTCCCGCCGTTCGCGGGCGTGGACCGCTTCTTCGACGAGCCCGAACCGCGCGAGGACGGCCGCGCCGCCGGCCTGTTCGGCTGGGCGGCGACCGCCCCCAAGCAACAGCGCGGCGCCCTGCTGCGCCTCACCCAGTGGATGCACGAGGCCCCTGACGCCGAGCGCCGCGTCATCCTGATCCTCATGGAGCAGTACCAGGGCCGCATGCCGCGCGGCGCGGTCACCGAGATCGCCCGCATGGCGGGCGTGCAGCGCAAGCGCGTCTGGATCGCGGTCAGCCGCTTCGCCAAACACTTCCCCGAGGCGGTCGGCAAGACCAGGGGAGTCAAAGAGTGATGGACCTCGAAACCCTCAAGCTCCTCGCGCAACCCGACGGCTACGCCCGCGTGCGCCTTGGCGTCGAGCTTTACCCGTGGCAGACCTCTGTGCTGCGCGCCATGTCGCCGCGCGGCGCACGCGTGGCGGTGCGCACGTGCAACGAGTCCGGCAAGACCTCCACCCTCGTTCTCGCCCTGATCCTGTGGCATATGGAAACCTTCGTCGGCTCGCTCACGGTCACCACATCCGGCTCCTACCGCCAGATCAAAGACCAGCTCTTTCCCCACCTGCAGAACTGGGGCGGCCGTCTCGGCGAGGGCTGGGAGTTCGGCGACTGCTGGGGCAAGAACCGCCTCACCGGTTCGCGCCTCGTCTCGTTCTCCACCGACAACCCCGGCAAGGCCGAGGGCTGGCACGAGCCGCCCCGCCTGCCCGGCGAGATCATCGGCCGCAGCAACCCGCTCGCGGGGCTGTGTTCGGATGGCGACTGGGCCGAGATGGCGGGCGCGGCCACCAAATCCTCGCTCATGCTCATCATGGACGAGGCCAAGACTCCGCCCGCCTCGCTCTACGAGGCCTTCGAGCGCTGCCACGCCACGCGCTGGGTCAACCTCTCCTCGCCCGGCCCCTCGCACGGCGCGTTTTACGACTGCTTCACCAAGCACGCCAAGCGGTGGCAGACGTTCCAGGTCCGCGCGATGGACTGCCCGCACCTGTGGGACGATCCCGCCAAACGCGCCGAGATCGAGGGCCAGATCGCCAGCCTGCGGCCCGAGCTGGTGCAGAGCATGATCTACGGCGAGTTCATGCCCGCGGGCGCGGGCCAGGTCTTCGACATGCACGCCGTGGCCGCCGCAATGTCCGGCAACGTGCCGCTCGTAGGTGAGGGTCAGTACCGCCGCGCCGCGCTCGACATCTCGGCGGGCGGCGACGAACAGGTGTTGGCCACGTGCGACGGCAACCGCGCCTGGATCGAGTGGGCCGGGTTCGAGCGCGACGACCACCGCCTCGTGGAGATCGTGATCCAGCGGCTGCGGCGCTGCGCGGTCGACCCCGACGACTGCCTGAGCGACGACGGCGGGCTCGGCAAGATCGTCAACAAACAGTTCGACCGCGAGGGCTACGCGCTGCGCCGCTTCGATTTCAACGGTACGCCGCAAGACCCCACGCTCTACGAGAACAGCCGCGCCGAAGCGTATTTCAAGCTCGCGGATCTCGTGCGCCTCGGCCGCGTGTCGCTGCCCGACGACGACGTGTTGCGCGAGGAACTCGCGTTCTGCCGCTACGACGTGGAAAGCTCGCCGCTCAAGCTGGTGCCGAAAAAGAAGCTGCCGCGCTCGCCCAACCGCTCCGACGCACTGGCCATGCTGTGCTGGGAGCTGGACTACGCCAAGCTGACGGCGAAGCCGGAGGACACATCGGATTTGACGTCACCGACCAGGCGGCGACGGGAACGGGAAGAGTATGCGGGGAGCACATGGGAGGAGTAAGGACCGTTGCGACGCACCAACGGCGCGGCAGCGCCGTTGGGTGTCGTCGCTGGTTATCTAAAATAGCTTTCTTTCGTCTTTTGCTGAAATGATGCGCACCTTGAAACTGTCGTATTGTTCCTTTGGGAACTCCAGTTGAAACGATAGCTTGAAAGTGCCACAGTCTTTTGCTGCAACAAGGAAGGAATACTGCTCCTTCTGGGTTACATCAATTAGACGGCCCTCCTTGTCAAAAAAGGTGGCCTCCAATCTAACGTCTTTCCATGAAACCTGGCTGTCATTTTGAATCCTGCCAAGTATGGCGATCGTGGGTGTTTTGTGTTCGCACCCGCTGACGCCAAAGACCATTTTCGTGTCTACCACAGATACAGCACTGCGGTAGTTTGAGAACGATTCGCCTTCTGAAAAAGTGGTCTCGAGCATTGTGCCCATGGGTGCGACGATTATGACCATGGATATGATGAAAAACAAAGGATGGTACGCAATCATCAGCCACTTGCTCTGAAAATGCTGGCAATAAGGGCATTTCTTCGCTTTGGGACTAATCTCCATGTAGCACATCTTGCAGACAGTTGTGTTTTCGGTTTTCATCTCTTTTGCCTTAAGATAACGTCAGCGACCACCAACACCCTGAGCCGAAGGCGAATGGGTGTTGGGTGTGGCGCTTTGTTGGCAGTCTTATTCTTTGCTTGATGGCTCGACAATGGTGCCATCCATCAGAACGATAACGCTGAAGAACGAGTTTGCTTTGATGCCATCCACATTTACGGTTCCATTCACGGAAATGGTGTAATACCATTTGTTCTTCATTTCCGAGTCCCAGATCTTCCCTAGACTGATAGTGACAATATCCCTTTCGGTGAATTTTGTGCTGCGATTCTTTATCCATTCAGTTGCTTTTCCCACCGCTTTCTCAATTGGCAGAGGCAAAGAAACGTCAGGTTTCCAGTCGGGGATCTGCGCAAGCCTTTCTTGTGTAATATACCAGTAAGTTGACTTGCCGTTTGAGTCACGATGTTCGGTTATCCTCACACGTTCATCCGCCGTGGCAACCATCGCACAACCAAGCGCCAAACTAAAAAACGCCAAACATAACCTCATTGCCTATTCTCCTTATTGCCAACGTCAGCGACCACCGACACCCTGAGCCGAAGGCGAATGGGGGTTCGGAGTGTCGCCGGGTTCGGATGGTTCAATTTCAACTTTCAATCTGATCCCCCCGCTCAAGCACAAAGCAAGGTTTGTGAATAGAGCAGTGACAATGCCTGTAACAAATCCTAATAGCGGTGTGACAACAAGCAGATAGGCAATGGCCAATGATGAGGCTGGTTTAATCTGAAGAAATGGACTGATGATTGTAACTTCGCAGTGTTTGCCCCAGACTTGGTTGATGCAAAGGGGAATGAGATAAAGGCAAAACCAAAGGATCGCAAATAGCCATCCGGCAGAAAGCACCCCAATTCGTTTGATCCGTAACTCTCTCATTTTCAGTCTTTCCGAACGATCAGAATCACTTACCCAAATGGGCGCGCCCATTTGGGTAAAGTGCATTCTCTGGTTCGGAGATCTCCTCTTTCGTGGCTTTCAACTTCTGCCTCGCCCATTCTTGGGCTTTCGTCGCGTCCGGCTGTTTCCGTAGTTTGATGTGGACTGCGGCCAAGGCTGCTGCAACGGCTGCCCAGAAAACAATTGCACTTGTGTAACCGAGTGGAGAAATGGGGCCACAGCCAATCTGGCACACGAACCCATGGCCTCCCGCGAGGGAGGCCGCAGGCAGGAAGTAGAAGGACAGCGGGAGGAAGAACAGGATAGCCAGACCCAACCTCAGGCTGTCGATTGGGCAATGAACCATGAGGGCATAGATTGAATGCGGCAGCAAGACCACGAGTAGAACATACCGCTTGATCAGGTTTGCCGTGCTGATTGGTGTTTTCTGTTTCATTTCTCTGTCCGAACGTATTCTGGCCAAAGTTGACTTTTGCTGGCCTCAAGGCCAACATTGTCACGATTTTTGCACAAGTGAGTGTACCTTTCCAGCCAAAACCGCCATTAAATGATTGAGTGGTTGAGTAAGTTGGCTTTTCATGGGGATTTCGGTGCTTAGGACAACTTGGCCTAATATGGGTTTGGGCGGGGAAAGAGCCCCCTGGGAGGGGCCACGCCACTTGTCTTTTCATGGTGTTTCCGCATGTTAGGACAACTTGGCCTAATCTCACGCGAAACGGTCACCTCACCATAACGGGAAGCCGCACAGTGGTTTGTGACTTGGCTTTTCGTAAGCCGCGCGTGGAGGGGAACATTCATTCCCCCGTCTTGTAGGGAGCCCAACCATGGACGGAGAGATACTTTTCAGCGATGCGGGGCGGTTCGCCGCTCTGAAAGACCTTGTCGACGCGGACCTGAAGGACCGCGCCCAGTGGTACGACCGGGCGGTCAAGAACCGCACCGAGCGCTTCAAGCGCACCAACACGGTGAAGCCGATGTACGAGGGCGCACCGAACCTGGTCGACCCCATCATCGATGACCTGATCCGTGAGCTGAAGCAGTCCATCGTGACCACGCTGTGGCAGGCCCCCCACCTCGCCCAGTTCATCGGTCTCGATGACATCGGCGTGGCGCAGGCCGAGAACGCCGAGGCCGCTTTCGACTTCCACCTGCGCAAGGCCTGCAAGACCCGTTCGCGCATCTCGCAGTGCGTGGACGATGAGCTGACCTTCGGCTACGGCCTCTCGAAACTGGTGGAGGTGACCGGACGCGGCGGGCTCGCCGTGCCGGAGTTCTGGCCGGTCTCCCCGCTCTCGGTGGTCGTGCCGACCTCCACGCTGGAGATCGGCCAGGCCGAGCGCGTCTGCCACATGATGCGCTACACCGTGGCGGAGTTCCGCCGCGTTGCCACCGCGAACGGCTGGGACAGCGCGGTCATGACGTTGGCCATCGCCAAGGCGGCGGAACGGCGCAACGCGGCTGCGTCGGGCGACCGCGGCGAGGCGCGGGCCCGCTACCGCGACGGCAGCCTGAACGATTCCGGGGGCGGGGTCGAGGTGTGGGAAATCTTTTACGAGACCTCGGATGCGGGCCGCCGCGTCTGCTCGCTCTCGCCCGACGTGCCCGACCGGCCGCTGGATGACCGGCCCTGGACATGGGTCGCGCTCGTGGGCGCGGAGAGCGAGCCGCCGGTCCGGCCATGGCCCTTTGTCCAGTTCCGCAACGAGGACACCATCGGCTTCTACAACACGCGCGGCCTGCCCGAGATTTTGGAGGTCGACCAGAAGGAGGCCTCGACCTACCGCACCACGCGGGCCATCGCCATCGACTTCGCCGGAAAGCCGTTCCTCTCGGGCCAGCGCCACTCGACGCCCTTCCGTTTCCGCGCGGGCGAACAGTTGGACGGCCGGGAGATCATCTGGGCCAAGACCCCCGGCGTGGACCACATCTACCAGCAGGACTATTCGCGCAACCTCGCCATGAAACGCGTCGGCTCCACGCAGGGCGCGATCGCCAGCGTCGCGGGCGCCGACCAGCGCAAAACCGCCACCGAGGTCAACGCCATGATGGCGGGCGCGAACGGCATGTCCACCGACGCGGTGGACCGCTTCGCGGAGCCGTGGGCGGAGATGTTCGACATGATGTGGACCTTCATGGCCCGCACGGCACGGGCCAACGGCGGCAAGTGCGGACTGATCCAGGCGGCGGGCAAGGTGCTGCCGTCCGTCGCTTGGGCCGCGGATTACTGCATCTCTGCCGGGGTGTCGGGCCGCTCGGTGAACCAGATCCGGACGCTCACCGCGCTGACCAACATGGGACAGCTCGCGCCCATCGTGGAGAACATGACCGAGACGCTCGGGCCGTCGGCGGTGCGCGACTTCTTCCTGTGGATCTTCAACACGCTGGATACGGAGCTGGCCCGCAGAGTCATGGCCTCTGCGAGTAAGGGAGGCCCGCCCGATAAAGAGGGCGGCGTGTTGAGTTAGGAATGAGGAGTTAGGAGTTGAGAATGTCCGGTAGGGACGGACCGCCGGGCCGTCCGCGCTGCACGCCGCGTTGTGACGGGCGGACGGTTCAGGCGACCGATGGAGACGCCACGATGAAAAGACTGCTGACCATGTTTGCAAAAACGGTACTGACGAAATGCCCCGCGTTGCCGGGGGCGCGGTTCATGCGTCCTGCGATCTGGACAGAGACCGACAAGGAGAACTTCGAGCGGTTCCTCAAGACCCCCTCGGGCGCCAAGTTACTGCTGACGCTCCACGCGTTGGTCACCGACCGGGCGCTCGCAGTGTGCGACCGCTCACCATACGAGCACGGCATGACCGGCGGCATGTCATTCCTGCTGGGCGAAATCGAACGGCTCACCTGTGAGGGCGAGCCGGTAGAGTCATAGTTAACCGAATGGTGGCGAGAGCTTGAGCCTTCTTATGTCTTCTTCTCTTGTCTTCGACTAGCATTCAATTTGTAATCCCGAAGATTCTCTGAGAGTAGCTTCGTGTCTTTTACTGCCAAATTAATCGCTTCCACTGCGTTAAGCAGTAATGGCCGCAATGAATTGAGATTGCATACCCAGAATTGCTTATACATATTTGGATGAAGCGGGATCGTATATCCCAAAGCAAGCGACTGAAGTGCGTTTGCAGCCGATCTAAAACCAGGCAGCGAATCGCCAATCACGTCTCTAACAGCATCAAAGGCACGCAACCCTGTTCCTTGAGACGCGGAACGCAGGAACATCTTGAAAACTCGCCTACAATGCTCGTCGAATGAATCTGGATGGTCAGAATACAGATCGACGCAGTCAACTTGCTCCGCCACATCATTTAGAGATTGAGCATTTGAGACGGTTGAAAT